GAATGGGTTTGACGCCATGCCATAACGAGTTTTGAACCCGATACGTGGCTGGAAGTCATTCTCGCCTACTGCACGTACCATAGTTAGTGGTACATATGGACAATAGAATACACCAGCATCATATGGGTTAGTACCCTTATAACCTACGTTGATGTAATCGGTTGTTGCATATGGGTCAATGTATACACGGATACGACCGTTCATAACACCTGCAAATGTGTTGCCTGTGTCATCTACGTTCAAGTTGGTTGAAAGCGCTGGGCTGTAATCCAACATACCTGATGCTGCGAGAGCTGTTGCAACGTCAGAAGAACATACGATGAAGTTACCTTTACCTCTACGTGTTTCTTTTGCAATTGTGTTAGCTTCGCGGTCTAGTTGTACACCAAGACCTTTGAACTTCTCAGCTGACCAACGACCATCAGCATCGCTTGACAAGTCAAAGATACCTTTGGTTGTTACGTTAGCTTGACGTGCACCAATCTTCGCTTGTGCGTTGATTGTACGTACGACTTCACGGTTGATCTCTGCAAGAATCTCTGTTGACAGAATGTTTGCCAACTCCGTTTCTGCATCCAAGCCATGAATTGCTTTCAAGTCTTGGGCCAACTCGAGTGTGTACTCTGCTTTCAAAGCACGTGACTTTGCTGTCACAGTTGCTTTTTCAATGGTGAAGCCCATTTCAGCAAATGATTCACCTGTGTTACCAAGTGCTTCAGCTTCTGCTGTTGTGTATGCGTCACCAGTTACTGGTACATAAGAAGAACCTGAGTCAACAATTGTTGAGTCAGAGTTTGTGTCTGAAACACCAGCAAGACCTGATGGTCCTTCTGAACCGCCAGATGAAGTTGACGAGTCACCTGAATAGTTTACAAGTGCTTCGTTGAACAATGCTTCTGTACCGAGTCCACCAGCAGATGCACCAGCTTTTGAAGTTTTGTAGCGTGACTTCATTGCGAAGATCAAGCCTGTTGGACCTGACATTGGCTGAACACCACAAATGTCATAAGCCATCAAGTTTGGCATCGCACGACGAACTAGTGAAATCAAGATTGGGTTCCAGTTGTCAGCAGCACCGCCACCTGAAATTGTACCATCTGCTGCAGCGTTTGCAGCTGTTTCATTTAGTTGGCCTTGCTCACGCAATGCTTTTTCTGTGTTCTCCAGAACTGCAGCTGTTACAGAACGCTTGTGTGCGTCTGCAATTGAACCAGCTGATTCTTCGTTCAATACTGGAGACCATTTCTCTACGAGACGATCATAAGTTTCCATTATAGGATCTCCTAATTACTTTGTTGTTTTTCTTAGAGCATTTACATAAGCTGCCATTGAACCTGTTAGTTCAATTGATTCGTCAGCTTCATCAGATTCAACTTCTTCTGCAATTACAGAAGTTGCTGTTTTCTCTTGCTTGAAGTATGACTCTTTTAGAGTTGCAACTTTATCAGCAAAATCTTTTTCTGATTCAAATGAAATGCTTTCTGCGAGTTTGGTTAGCTTTTCTACTTGAGTATCTGCTAGATCACGAGATGATTCACGAATGATTGCATCACGCTTATATGATTCTAGCTCTTCTGCAAGTGACATAGCTTTTGCTGTAGCATCGTTAACTTGTTCTTCAAGCTCTTCGTTTGCTGTAGCAAGTTCATCTACTAGGTCGACTTTGGACTCAGGAACTTCAACATAAGATTCTACGAATAGGTCTTTCAACTTATCCATGAAACCTTCTGCGATCTCTGCACGTAGGCCAGATTGAATCGCTAGTTTGTTTTCTTCCATCCAATTCTCAACCACATAGTTGAGGTAGCTGTCTACTTTTTCGATTAGATCTTCTTTAGTCTGTTTTACTTCTTCCGCTAGTTGGTCAGCGTATTCAGTTTCAAGACGATCGATCTCTTCGGCAATTTTAGACTTAACCGCTGCTTCAAAGATTACGGCTGTTTTGGCTTTAAACTCTTCTGAAAGAGTTGCCTCAGATTCTACCAGAGCATTTAGATCTTCACTAAAGTCTCCATCGAATTCAACATCTTCTGCCTTCATGCCTGCTGGTGCAGCCACTTTTTGCATTGGTTCGCTGTTAGCTTTATCACCTTTGCGAGCTTTAGCTTTGCCTTTTACAGCAGTCTCAGCTTTATCGTTCGCAGCAAATGATTGCTGTTCAGCATTTTTTGGATCATGA